GGTTACAACTAAAGTCTCCTCAAGTACTGGCTTCTTTTCTTCAAGTAATCTATTAAACCTAGACATCAAACTTCCGGTTGATCCAAGCCACTCACGAGCTTTATCAAACTCAATCTGTTCTACATAACTAATTAAAGTGTACAAACCACCTTTAAATCCACAAGAAAAACAAATGTGCTGGCCGGTATCTGAGTTAATCCACCATGATGGGTTTCTATCTTGTTTACCTGTACGCTCTTCATGGGCAGGGCAATAACCTTGGATCTCATCGCCTCGTGTGTTAACTGCTTCAATACCAAGGCGAGATAACGTATCGGTCATCTCTTCTACGGTCATAGATCTTCTACACCTAATTCTCTAAACAATCCGTTGTTCCAATCCCAGACTAACGATACCTCTGATAATCCGGCGTTACGGGCGGCCACAACACGAAGCAAACGTGTGTCATCGACTAGTTCATCTTCACGTTGTAAACCAAAAATAACGTCAGCATCTTGATGGAAAGAAGATGAGTAACCAATAGCATCAGCTGTAACTTGACCTTTTTTCATTTTCCAATTAAGAACCTGTGTAGAGATAACCACTGGCTTATTAATCTTCTGAGCCAAACGTTTTAATGAACGGGTAATGTTGGTAAGAGCCTGTGGGGTATTGGACTCTCCGGTCTGCTCATCAATCATCAAGTATGTACCGTCAATGAATACAATATCTGGGTTTTTATTTTGGATCTTGCTGGCAACACCGCTTACAGTCTGTCCGCCTGATGAATCAATAAACCAAAACTTATCGCGCATGTGCTCGATGCCGTCAATAATCTTGTAATAACGAGCTTGTTCTTCATCGGTCAAAGTACCTGTCATTAAACGCTTGTGTGAGATCTTTGCCTTCATAGCGTAGTAACGGCTTTTCTGCTCGTCGTTGCTCATCTCAAATGAGTAGAACATTGGGACCTTGCCGGCTAGATGGCAGTTCTGAGCAATCTGCAAAGCAAGAGTTGACTTACCTGTTTTAGGTGGGGCAATAATAACAATTAGCTGACCTGGTTGTAAGCCAGAGGTAGCCTCATCCATAGTTGGAAATCCTGTAGGTAAACCAAGTAAACCTGGGTTGTTCTTACGGTTCTCGTATTCTTCTTTTGCGGACTTAGCGGCTTGTGTAACTTCTAAGTCATTAGACTTAGTTAAACCGTCTTCTTCAAGTTTAATAATCCCGCGCTCCATAGCTTGGAGTGCGCCCTCATGGTCTTGTTCTTTTTCTATAACTTCTAAAGCTGAACCAAGTGTGGCAATAATTCTTTGTTTACGACGTGCATCAACAAGACAATCAATTAAATACTCAACAGTATCTGCGACCGGTATTGGTGCGTACATAGGAAAGTTTTCATTAATTACTTCAAGGCTAGGGCACTCACGGTACTTTGCGTTGTGAGCAAGTAAAAAGCTAACTACTTTACGATCTGCGGCATCGGCAAACCAAGCCTCATTAATATTATTTTCAAGTAAAGGTGTGAGGTCACGTGCCTGTACGACTTTACTGAGGAGCTGTGCTTCGTGGTTCATAAGTTTTTAAAATCCAATCCCCAGTGTCCGTATTGTGCTGTTCTAGTGGCTATGTCTATCACACCAATCACTTCTGGTCTATATGGCAATTCGGCCACAATGTCCTTCTGTGATTTGTAAGAGCTAAAATATCTAAATGGATTAGTTCCCATTCTATCCAACTCTTCTACAAAGAAAGTAAGTTCTTCTTCGTCCATAGTAAATGAAACAAGTTCAAGGGTTATACCCTGTCTACTTGTGTACATGTACAAGTAACTTAATATATCTTTACGTATCTTTTTGTTAGCTTTAGATAACGTAAATAATTTTAAAACTTTTTTAGGCGTGAGCTCTACAAGTAAGAATACATCTTCTGTTACTAATATTCTCTTGGGGAGCTCGTTGCTGATGTCCCCGTTTTGCATTGGTTATAGAACCTCAACCTTGCCAAATTTTATAATAAATTCTCTAAACTCTTGGTTAGATTCTTTTGCTCGTTCTGCGTCTTCTGGTGTAGCGCGGCTTGATATTTCTAATGGGTAATTTCCATTATTAATATCGATCCTAGCTTTAACAAAAGTAATGTGCTTACATTTCATACGGCTAGCAAAGCCTGGACATGTGCAATAAAACTCGTTCGGGTCGCCAACGGACACCTCGTAAATACCTGGACCAGACGTGCTTGTATTAGGCAAGAACACTTGGACTAGCCTTAAATCATTTTGCACTTTGTTCTCTTTCATTTACGTAGATCCCCTCGTGATGACTCAACTGGTAGGTAACTAAATATTTCATGTACAAAGCTTTCTGTCGAATCTCCGTACAGCCCAGCCCAATCCTCACGTTTGATGTTCGTAGTGATAATGGTAGGCAATCCGTTGTTAAAGCGGGTTCTTAACACATGATGAAGCATGTTTTTTTGCCATCCGGAAAGGCTGGCATGCTCTCGCCCCACATCGTCTAGTATCAAAACGCGGATGTTATACGCATCATTAGCGCACTCTCCCATGATACCTTCGTAGATTACCTCTTGGTCTTCCGACCAGCCATCTATCTGTGCGCCTTTTAAATCTAAAAGACCGCTATAGGTGATGAAATAACAGGGGCGTATCAAAGTGTTTGAATCTTTAACATCAAAAGATTCAAGAGAAAACGTAGTCATGATCTCTTGAAGGGTAGCGAGCGCAAGAGTTGTTTTACCCTGTCCCGGAGTTCCATAAAACATCAGGCCTTTACCACAAGAAGATTTACCTGTTGCTCTAATAAACAAACCCTGATCAGCTCCAGCCACCCAAGTTTTAATTTTCTTTAACGTATCAGGTTTTACGTCGTTGCAGTCAGATAAGGTCCAACCCAATCTAGCAAGTGGAATACCTGCCATCTTGACCCAGGTACGGCGACGTACTTTTAATTTATCAACTTCGAACATCGTTTACCCAATCCCAAGACTTCTCAGCTTTAACCTTTTCGGTTTCGATATCTTCTGGGGTAACCATAAGACGTTCTGCTTGAATCTTCAACCCCGCAAACTGTTGAATAAATCTTTTCCAAATATGCTCCGGGTCATTAATTGCTGTGTCGTGTTTAATCTGTTGAAAGTACAAGTCAATCATGATCTTCTCAAGGGTTCCGTTGGTGCCATGCTCTGATTGAGCTTTTGCTAATGCGATACGGAATCGACTGGTAGTAACAGCCCAAGGTTTAACGTGCCACAGCTCGTGCATGCGGTTAGCAAACTCAAACGCTGTATCGGTAATACTCCAGTTAGCGGGATCACCTGAGCGCTTCTGCATTCGAATCTCGTTTTTCTTAGCCTTGACTTCTTCTTTTTCGCGGTGCTTGGCGTCCCTTGCTCGTTGCCGAGCTTTCTCAATATCCTCTGGATCGTAAGATGCTGGGAAATCGTCCACGCTTGCTCCAATCTTTAAATCGTACTCTTGGTAAGTCTCATCGGGTCCCCCGATATATTCGGTTTGCTTCTTGCTAAATAAGCTATTAGTACTTAATAAGCTATTTAGTGGAGTGTGCTGTAATAGGGCGCCTGTTTCTGCCGTCCAGTAATAGGCGTCCACAACATTACTTACTGTCATGATTCTTCCGTTTATTCGAACTTTTTTTGTCTCAATTAAACCCAGTTCTCTGAGCTCTCGAAGGGACGCCCTTATAGCCTTCTCACCTTCGGAACATACCTTTGAAAGGCTCTCAGCGCTTATCTGAGGCCTTTCCGTGAGTAAGTACATGTAGATACCTACGGAACGAAACGAAAGCACTCCTACTTGCCTTCCTTGCCTTTTTTCATTTCTTCGACGATGGCTTCCGCGAAGATTTTGGCGATGGCTTGGATTCCAAAGTAGAGATTGTCCAGCTCTTCTTCGTCGAGGGCGCCTTCTTCCTCTTCATCTTCGTCATCTTCTTCGTCATCCGCCTCTTCGCCATCCTCGTCATCCTCCTCGACGTCTTCAATAGTTTCTTGTTTAGGGATTGTTGGCTCAACTGTTGCTTTAATGTCCTGAGCCGGGTTAAGTGGGATCAA